TAGCAGGAGATACTAATGCATATGAAGGTAGTATGCAAGACGAGTATGATAAGAAGTTTAAAACTTACACTTCTTAATTAGATCATCTATCTTATCTTTACCCAGAGCTTCCATGTAACCTACGATCTCATTCTCTATTGTCTCTGTAGATAGATGCGTAGTCCTATCTGACTTGGCACCTCTGACTCTAGACAATAACTCAAGAGCCTTGATAGCACTGTTAGTATGTCCATTAGTGGCAGCAAATGTGTATTGAGATTCAAGTTCATCTACTACATCAATGTCAGTGACTAGTTCATTCTCTAGGTCTGCAATTCTCTCAGTAACCTCATCCATTTGAAGGAGTCGATAACCTTGATTATTGGCAGACCTATCAGAATATCCTGCTGCCTTGGCAGCTTCTGTTGCATTCCTATGTAACACATAGGCTTGTGCAAACTTTTCTTGTTTAGAATTAAGGGACATAGTGGTGTATCAATCCATTTGTTAAGATAGCAATAGACACAGAGTTAATAATAATTAAAGCTCTATCATTCCACATCATGGCTACAATCAACCATCCTGTTAAACCTATAATATGTACAAAAAGATTATAAGGAAAAAGATTATTGCTTGTCAGGAGCATTCCAACTAATAGGATCAGTGAAGCTACCCACTTTATGTACCAATCCTTCGTATGTAGAGGAGTTGTCTTCTTCAATGTAGCCTCTTGGTCCTTTTCCAATTGATTCCCTTTCAATATCATCATGATTAAATTCAGCCCAGTATAACTCAAAGGCTACTCCATCGTCAAGACCTTTGAATTGATGGTACTCTCCAGGTTTAACTTTGGTGAAGTCTCCTGCTTTAAGAATTGTTTGATCCACTAGATCATAAGAATTTTTCCATACTCTTATCAACAATGTCCCTTGAGATACATAGAACCCATTCCATTTATACTGGTGTTGATGCTTACTACATTCACTATCTTTTTTAAACTCAATACGATGGAACTCAAAAGAACTATTAGAATAAATATTCTCTGTTGTTCCCCATACTTTTCCTTCTTTCATAATAAAGACCCCTATCGGTTCATGCTGTTCCTTGCCACGCCTTTGGCTTTTTCATATGACCTAGCTGCTCCTAATCCTAGCAATGCCATGACAAGCCCTGTAAGCTCCTCAGTGCCTAGCTCTGGGAGTGTTACAACTGGATACCAAATAGCTAACCCCCATGATGCCATAGGGGCTAGGATGTACTGCCAAGCCAAAGCAAAGGCACATATCCACATGATAGCTGGTCTTGCCCCAGCCACGAAAATAGAATCATGCTTCGCTTGTTCTAGATTTGTTTGTGCTTGAAGAGTATCTAAGTTAATTAGTTGTGCTTGAAGTTCTGCATTAAGTTTAGTTTTTAAATCTTTATCCTCTACAAATTTATCAAGGACTTTACCTGCTACTCCAATAACACTCTCTGCAATTCCTAACATGTTACTCCCCTCCTCTGATTACATAGTCTGATTGGTGTCCTATCTTTTCACACAGTAAATAAGTAGTAATATCAGGATAACTTTTCATGATATCAGATACTAGGATATACCACCACTCAGGATTAAATACACTTATATGTACGTTTTCGCCATCATCAAAATGTTTAGAAGCTTTGAAGCAAGCTATATTAAGAAAGACCATCTTCTGTGAATAGGAAAAGATTTCATTCAATACCCATTCAAGATCATCCTCATTCACATGCTCAAGAACATCAATAGAAATAACGGCATCAAACTTTCCCTTTGGTTTCGTGGAGTGTTCTTCATAAGCAGGATCATAGCAACGATGGCTAGTAAGATTCCATAGTTCTTGTAGTGGTCTGGTCATTACCTTACCACCTGCTAACAAAGGCTGTACATTGGCACATTCATCTGTATAGAGAAGACCTTTACCTGCGCCATAGTCTAGCAATGTTTTACATTCATGTGCAATAAGTTTCTGATGTACTTGAGATACATATTTTAATAAGCTTTTGCCGTTAAAATATCCTGGTCCTCTATCATGTATCTTTTTGTACTTCTCAACCAGTTCTTCATATCTTTCTGATGGATTCTTTCTAGATAATTTAGTCATCAAACACCTCCTTGAAATTAGGCAGAGGTCTTTCTGATTCAATAATTTCCCATAGCTCTGCTACCATTGTTTCTTCACCATGATAAGTAAAATTAATTGCTGAGTTAGCATCTCTGAATGTACGCTCACAGTCTTGTGCCATTGCCAAGAGTTCTCCTGTAGTCCAGAAGTCTTTATCATTCACAGTGACTTTCATATACTTAGACTTAGGCTCTTCATCTTCAGCCCCTGTGGTTTCTTCCATTTGTTTTTCAGTAGGCTCTTCCATAGAGCAGTCAAAACCAAACAGATGCATCTCTCTGAAACCCATTGTGTTCATGATACCAATGGCTCTCATTGCTGCACACGTACCACCTGTAATTAAAGTTGATCCTTGAGGAATACCTAGCTCATCAATAAGATGTACTTGATTGTTTATAATTTGTATACCACGTTCATCTTCTTCTCTGAGAGATTCGGTAAAGGCGTGCCATCCATAAATATCAGCTTTCTTTTTAACCAGATGTTCTGTCACTGAAGGATCAGTCATGGATGCTACAAAGAATTTAGTAGAGGGATCAACCTTCTTGAATAAATCTTTACGCATAATACCATGAGTACTAATGCCTGTAATGGGACGAGGATCAAGCAAGACACACGCCCAAGGTTTAATATTATTCTCAAGAAGTTTATTGTAACTGTGCTTGACACACACAACCTTACACCCAGGATTTTCTTTAATAGTATCTTTAAGTTCTTTGATGTTGAGGTAAGGACCACCTGATACAATCAAAGCTGTTTGATTATGAGGACTGATACGATGCATAAATCTACTATGATCAATCATTTTAAGATTAGATTTAATATTATCTCTGATGTAATCTTTTGATACACAGTCTCTAGGATTAACAACGATAGGGACTTGTTTAAATTTCTTGGGTACTTCAGGAAGATCAGGATCATTTAAGATTAAGCAGATATGTGAGATACCTCCACCTCTTACATCATCTGATGAAGGAAGAATAAGTTTTCTTATTCCTGTATCTGTATCTTCAAAAGATGCCCACCCTTCTTCGTCTTCCTTTTTATTTTCTTTTAAGTTTTCTTTAATAGAATCAAAGACTTTGTTTACACCTTGATACTTCTCAACTACGTTTCTCTCAGAGTTATCTGTCATATAAAAATTATCAAGAACAATTACTTTATTATGTTTAAGTTTTTCATACTCATTATTTACAGTATCAAAACTGTTACCACCTCCTAGTAAAACAAAGTCAGCATCTTTTTTCTCTAGTGTCTCTCTGGTGTTACCCTTGATAAGCTCAAAGGTAAAGTACTTTGATTTTCTTTTCAGCATGATGTTGCTAAAATCAGTGAGTCTTTTTTCAACAGCACTCATTCTATTATGAGCTTTTACATTAAACTCTTCTTCGTCTGTTTGAGCAGTAGCTTCTTCAAACAAATCGTAACCAATGTAGTGTACCTTATTAGTATTCTCAAACATAGTCATAGCCATCTGAATGGCGCGACCACCATTCCAGGTGCCTGTCTCTATGATAGTTCCTTCAGATTTATAATGCTTCATGATATCTGATAACAGGGTATACCTGCTGGGAAGAATGTCATGCGTTGTATCTTCTGACAAGGATACAAATCTTTCTCCATTCTCATCTCTCAAGTTTTTCAAAGAGATAGCATCTGCTCCTTTAAAATGAAGGAACATCGAGGCAAGAGGAGACTGTTCAAAAGCACTAAGCTTTTCTGTGTTAGCATTGATACCAAGGTTAGATACTTTTAAACCATGTGCTTTATAGATGGTGAGTAGTCTAGTAAAGATAAAAGAATCATGCCACTCTCTGTAGTTAAATACTTCTCCAGAAATATAAGCACCTCGCAAATCTCCCAGAAGGTCTTGAGTTGATTGGCTGTTAAGATTGAATGCCATGAAAGCACCTTCATGATACTCTTGATCAGTACGCTCAAGACATACAACATCAGCACCTTCAGGTAGAATAGACAAGATATCTTTTTGTGTAAGTCTATTCAAGGTATAAGAATCTGCATCAATCCAGACCAACCACCCAGGATTATCAGAGGCAGCTACTAGATTGAATGCAGATTCTGTAAGGGCAAATACTTTATGTGACCAACGTAAAGCATCTAACTTCCAATTGTAATCTACTGTCTCACCTTCAGTACCATTGTGTTTTTTAAACGTCTCTTGAAAAGAATCATATGTCTCTACATCATGTAGAGAATTAAAAATAATATTCTTTGCATCAGGTACTACATAGTTTTCTAAGTCTACGTTATGGGTATAACAATTAAGTTTAATCTTGGGTTCCCACTTAGACAAGACAGATTCTAAAAATTTATATGAAGTATCTACAAATAAATTTTCATTAAAAGAAGTTACAAAATTAACATTAGTCATCTGTGTTATTATTCCTTATAAAAAATATTTATGTACTTCATCTTTAAGCACACCAATTGTTTGAAGGTAGACAGCATCGTTGTTCCACTCTGCCGCATACTTACCATCCATTTCTCGTTTACATTTCCAGTTATAAAACCAAGGACCACCAGTAGTGAAGTGAACATTCTTGGCTTCAATTTCTTCAGGCGAGTGACCATCAAGCCAGTTCCATTCCTCCTTAATAGAACCAATATCTGCTGGCTTATCAGGCAACCATCCAAACTTATGAAGGTACTGACCTGTCTGAGTGTTGACTACATACGGAGTAAGCATTTGATTTTGAGGATGCGCACAATTGAACAGCATGAGGCTTGACCAATTTTTTCTATAATACTGTTCCTGTTTCTGATTGTCCATCTTCGTACTATTTTCAGGTATGTACTCATGTTTAACACAATAAAGAGGATGAAAAGGATCATTGTATTCTTCAAACAATTCACAGATATCACTCCTTGGATACATGTCACAGTCCATATACAAAGCCCATCCTTGATACATGTTCAAGGCAGGAACCAAGAAGCGACTAAAAGAAAAATCAGAAGAGAAAGGTTTACCATCAATCCTATCAATCTTTTGTCCTTTGATATCTGTATACTCTCGATTATACATTCCAATCTTTTCAAGAATATCTTTACGCAAAGGGAAAACATTTACAGGATTCTTAGCAATACGTTCTAAATTCCATTTAAGAATTTCATATGCTATCTCTTCTTTAGGATCATAGCCTACATAAATGTTATATGTCTGTGTCATTCTTACTCCTCAATTTTAAATACTTTGTTTCATGTAAAGTTTTGTAACTAAATAACCTTTATAGGAATGTTCTTTGGTTTTAGTTCTTCAGGTAAAACGTGTTTAATTTCAATAGTCAGTAGACCATTCTTTAGCTCTGCACTCTCTACCTTATGGTGAGGAGAAAGAATAAAACTTTTACTAAAATTTTTAGATGAGATACCTTGGTGGTACATGCTGTCAGGTTTGGCGGCACTCCACCTACCTGTTATGGTAAGCTTAGAATTTTCCACAGAGATAGAAATGTTTTTACTTTCCCATCCTGCAAGAGCAAGTTCAATCGTATAGTTTTTATTCTCCTCGTTAATGTTGTGAGGGGGATAAGAATTGTCTTCATATGCTATGTTAGTCATGGCCTGTACTAGCTCACCCATTCCTAACATTCTTTCTTCTTTCCATCTTGCCATCATAATCTATACTCCTTTTCAGCGAGTTGTAAGAGGCCCAAGAACGGCACCTCGTTGGTTGTATTATACGAAGTATACCACAGTTACTTTTATAAGTCAACTGTTTATTTGGCACTCTCGGCAGGACTCGAACCTGCAACCTACAGATTAGAAGTCTGTTGCTCTATCCAGTTGAGCTACGAGAGTTTCTTCAGATGTACCCAAGATGCAGGGAAAAGTTTTTCACATTCTGTGTCTATCAGGGATGCAATCTCTCTAGTCTCCTCTTGTGCGTCTTCCTTAATCCTAAGAGAACATACCCTGCTAAAGGCTATGAGACTACCTGTCCAGTACCACTCAGTAAACATGCTCTGGGGCAGCACTATACGTGCCATCTCAGGTGCTACTCCTTTTCTAAGTAGTTCATCGTAGGTCCACATACATCTCCTTATGGCTTGTTCATAGTCACTCAGAAGAGATGGGCCTGTGCCTGTAGAGGGATTAATATCAATCTCTTCTTCAGAACTTCCCTGCTTCTTATCAGTAGGTCTACCTCTCCAGTACTCAGGGTAGTAGAACTCAGGTTGACTATCCACGTATCGCCTACTCACCTCGTTCCATACTAGACCCACCTGATGTTTACCTAGTTGTCTGGCTACAAAGATAGGTGCCTTGATCCTAAAGGATAGAGAGCAGTGACCAAAAGGAGTCCAATGATTATGCTTGGCAAGATATTGAATGAGCTTATCATCTGATTCTTTTAGTAGGTTATTAACAGGTCCAGCAGGAGTAACGCTCTCCCATTCAGATTCCTTGGAGAAAGAAACTCTGGCAGCGTTGACCACTGAGAGGTCTGAACCCATGTGGTCTATTAGCGTTACTTCCATTAAAATAGTTCCTTATTATTCATTTAAGTTTCCTTGTTTCTAGAGAACTAAAACTGTCAGTAAATCCTGAATCAGGATAATCTGCTACAGCAGTACGCATATCAAGATAAAATAAAAGTAAATCAATAGCTTTAATAATATCTTCATTTTCTTTAGAGACTGTATCCTTTAAATCTTTTAGGTGATATGTTAATGTACGATTCATTTATGCTCCTATGTCTACGATTTCACATACTCCACCTGCACAGGCAAGCTCTTGCGATCCAGTAGTTGTATCTCCTTTCTCATAGTTAGATAACTCGTACCAATCTATAGCAGGAGGCATCTTCTCTGTCAAGTCTTTAAAAGTTTCCTTGTCTATGTCTTGATAAGGAGCTTGTTTATAAGAATGATCAGAGAAAGGAAGGAAAGATATACCAGAGAGAGAATCAAAATGTTCCCAACACCATGCGCCTACCTCTAACCACTCATGTTCCTGAACAGAAATAGTAACAGAAGGCTTATGTTCACAGTAGTTGTCTGCAATCTTGAGCCAGAGTTCTAGTTGTGCTAATGCTCCCATATCATATCTACAGATAGCACTGTCTGGACTCTTCATAGGAAAGGAGAACACCGTTACATTATCAGGGGCTGTAAAGTCAGGCTCTGACGGTACACCTTTATCCTGGAGAAACATTGTCAAGGGGTCTTTGTTGTCTCCTCTGACTGTCCTGATATAGTAAGGATTGTGTCTGGCATGAATACCAGAAGCAGCATCAACAAGTTGTGACACAGTACCAGAAGGTTTAACGCATGTAACAGCAGTACTCTGATTGATACCTAGTTTCTCTGCCAGCTTCTTGTTAGTCTTAATAGCCACGTCTCTTAGTTGTTGAAGAGCCTCTGGAGAAGCATCGTATACAGCAGGACAGTCCATGATACCTGTCAGAGATACACCAAGCAACCTTTCTTCTTCTGTAGTATTCTTCCAACGCTTACGAATATATCCAAAGTCTGTGAGAGTAGATTGAAATGTACCCAGTATAGTAGCCAATTTAATTTTGTTCTTGAGCGTATCCATAGTATCATCTACTCTACAGATAACCTCTGATAGATTACAGAACTGATAAGGTCGTAGGATAATCTCACAACAAGGGTTAGTACCAAACTCTATATCACCATCACGCCTTCCATTAGATGCTGCCTTGACCTGTGCCGAGGCGCGATTAAAGATGCCTCGCTCACCGCTCTTGCTTTCATAGAGGGAGAGCCACTCCTTCATGAAGATACCCATGTCAGGACGTTCTGTGTAGCAGACAGAGTTGTTAGACAAGGCACGCTGTTGATTGTCCACCCACCAGTCACCACTCTTAGCCATACGCATACGCTCATCAGTGAGGTTAGAGAGTGATATCAAGGCAGACCTTCTGACTCCCCCTACCACTACAACTTGACCTACTTTGCACATGATATCATGACACTCAATAGAAGTAAGCTTACGTCCCTTGGCTTTCCTAAACGTCTGGATGGTGAAGTCAAACAGTTCCTCCAAAGGAGCAGGACCAGATGCTCTACCACCAAAGACCTTGAGCCTTGCACCAGCAGGGCGTATCTTACTAGTGTCTATCTTGGGTATACGATTGGTATACAGGAGAGAAATAAGATCACGTAGTCCTCTGGCCCAACCTTCCTTGGAATCAGCAACAGAGATAACGTCATCTGTGTTCTCAAAGTATTGATCAGGAATAGTAGGAAGCTTGTTGATGTACTGACGCTCAACAGAGAAGCCCACACCTGTACCATTCATCAAGATGTATAGACACTCATCAAAAGAACGAGGAGAATCAATAGGCAGATAAGAACAATTGTACCCTGAGATATGCTCACGCTCCAAGGCAGGACCAGCAGTCATCAATGCTCTCATGGAACCCAGTACTTCTAGGTTCAACATACCTCTGCGAATATCAGCTAACTCCACACCAAAGAGAGAGTAGTCATAATTCTCTTTCAAATGCTCTGTCATAAAAGAAAGATACCTATCAATGGTTTCTTCCCATGACTCTCTGCGTCCTTGATCATCTAACCAACGAGAGTATCTTGACATGTGTATAAATGATTGATAGTTTGTAGGTAAAGTAATCTCATTCATCCAGGTTCTCCTCTATATTTTTTCTATTAGTTTCTCTATATACCATTTGGCTTTTTGCAAATCTTCTTTGGGTTTGCTTTTATGTTTATATCTTAATATATACTTTGATATGTTTCCTTTAAGGTAGCCTAAGAACTCTTCTTCAGTCATGGACATTTCTAAAATATCAATTGCCTCTACTCCCTGCATCCTATAATGCTTAGGACTATTAACCATATCAGTTTTCTCTGTTGAAGAAGGAGTTGATTTCTTTCCTGACATTATGTATATCCTTTCTTTGTAATACCTTTGTTGCTACAGAACGCATAGCCACAGGATTTATACCAGCTATGTCACACACATACTCAAAGTTTTCACACGTAACTCCAGACGTTGTAAAGAACCAGGAACGTGCAGCCAAACGATCTACTTTGATACTACTAGGCTCTACACTTGTGGAAGGTTTACTAACATCTAACAAGGCTCTAAGAATAACACCCATAAATAATGAATGGTACTCGTTGTTAGGAGTACCTATAAAAATAGATTCATTGGTGATGGATGTTAAGGTGTTCATTATATTTTTATAATTCTGATTCATAGCTCTCTACTGGCCTATACCATTTACCTCCTACATAATTATTATAATATGCTGGTTCATCTGTTCCTTCCAGAACAGCAGCTAAAACATTATACTTCATTTGATAGTAACACTCATAGTAACGTAAGCTACGTTTGTTTTTAAACTCAGCAATCATTTCAAATTTAAAATTTCTTTTACCAATCTTCTTGATATCTTCTGTCAGAGAGCGAGAAGAACCCATGTAAACTTTCCAATTAGATTGTCTGTACTGCTTACCCTTTTTGTAATGCCAATATTGTTTACATCCTATGTAAGCTTTACCTGTTTTCTTATTGGTGATGACATAAACAAAACCAAATTTATTTTCACTGTCTGGTTTACCTGTGTACTTCCAGTGCATTACCAGTCTACAATCTCATCTACATTAGGAGTCTTAGAAACCTGTGTAAGGTATCGTGGGTTTGTTGCATAATCAAACACACGTAATCCTTTACCTTGATTAGCATCCATCCAACAGTCACGCTTATAGTCACAGTAGATGCAACCAATAGCCAACTTATAATTCCCAGACTTACCATCAGGAACAGGCTCATAGCACTTAGCTGGAGGAGTGTCTTGTTTAATAACATCTTTAATATATTTAACACGTTCTGCTGCATTGATCATTTCCATAGAATGTACTTTGGATAAGCATATCTCTCCTGATTGTTTATTGATAGCCAAGAAAGCAGCATCGTTCAGTCCATTAGCCTCTGCATAGGAAGACAGTTGAGCTATGTAACCAAAAGGATCGTCTGAAGAGACATAGTTATTCTTAAACTTGTCGAAGCCTCTACCTGATGCAGACTTACAATCAATAAGAACACCATCAATAATAGCATCTTGATGTCCCTTGACTCCTTCAACTTCAACTTCTTTCTGCTCGTCTGTGACAGTATGTCCAGCCAGAGAAGACAAGGAAAGTAAAAGTTCTTCCAAGATGTAACCATACAAAAACTTAATCTTATCTTTTCCTTCAAGCTCAATAGTTTCTTTAACAGTTGAGTTAGGAGATGCTGAGTACCACTGTTGACGTTCAGGTTTACCTATGGCAGATAACCTTAGAGAATCTCTTCGGCGTTCTTCCTCATAAATAAAAGCCTTGAGGTGTACCTTCAAAGAGTCTCCAAACTTATTGATAATAGTATCTACCTGAGAATCAGACATGTCAGGAACAGCTTCTTCAAACAAGGAATAAATATCTTCTACTAATGTATCTATATTTTTCATAAAAAATAGGGGGAACCCTAGTCACCCAGAGTTCCCCCTTCCCTAGTTAGGATGAAAGAGGAATAGTTTCTTCATTCATCGAGGAGAATCCTTCATCGACCACATCAAAAGCATCTGATGCAGAACCACCATAAGGAACAAGATCAAGAACTTGTACCGCCTCAAGAGAAGCAGAGCGTCCCTTACGTTTCTGATAAGTCCAATCATATGGACGGTACAGAACATTTACGATAGACCCATTGCCTACCAAAGTATTTACAAGAGGACGCTTCTGTGCATCCATCACATCAGGAGCAGAGTTAGCCTGTCCTGTACGTTGATTCTTAACTTGACGTTTCAAGCTGATGAAATCACCACGCTCGTCCTCTTTATTTTTAATACGCTCTTCCAAGCCATCTGAAATTAGATTAGCCACCGTAGATTCTGAAAGATTACATACATCAATCTTCCATTCTCCATCTTCATTGTACGTTGTGTTAGGGGTAGTGACTGATGCCCAGTAAGCGGTTCCATTGATAACACCCATAGTATATTCTCCTTAAATGATAGCAGATATTTCTGCATGGTTTCAAAACGAATTATACATGATAAATAACATAGGGTCAATAACTATTTTTGCAAAATTATATTTCCTTCTAAGTTAGCCAGGTCATCCATACGAACTCTAGTAATTAAATCCTTCCTGCCTTGTCGTTGATAAACTTTATACTCTGCTAGGTAAGGTTTGGAAACCATAGTTTCTAAATCAACCTTATCCTCACAGAATTTTACTAGGTTTTCTCTGTTGATCATTAGAAAATCATCTGCTCTTTCAAATGCTATGTAGTCAGCTTCGCCATACAGCCATCCCTTCCTACCAAGTACATTTTTAAATTCAATCCAGGTCCATTCATCATTAACCTTAACATCACCTCTGGCTGTTTTCTTCCTAGCCTTGACATCTACACTATATTTAAAATGGTCTTGCTCTAGAAAAAAATCTATATGTTTATACCTGTCCTCTGATAGACTTGATTTACGTACTATAAAGTTTTCTTTCTTAGCTATCTCTTCAAATAAACTTTCAGTCTTTAATCCTAGCTCCATATTTTCTTTATGTACTAGTGCGTTTCTAGCCATGTGGTTCCTACTTTGTGTTCACTATCCAGAGGACAGTTTAGGTTTAAGGTTTTAGTAGTCTTAATCATAGAGTACTTAGTTATCTCTGTAAATCTTTTCACATCTTGATTAGATACTTCAAACTGATATTCATCATGAATACTCCCTACTAGTTTAACATCAAGACCTGATGCGTATACTTCAGCCATCATATGGACAAGCCATTGTTTACATACAACTGCTCCTGCTCCTTGTATCAGGGTGTTCAAAGCAGAGAAAGAGTTTCGTATGTGTAGCAACCTACCATCAAGACCTTTGATTACACCGCTCTCAGCAGCTTCAATGACTTGGTTACGCAAGTTTTTAAAGCGTGGCATGTTGTTAAGGAATCTGTTTATAAGAACCTGTCCTTCTTTAGAAGAACCACCAACTATACTACCTATCTTAGCTGGACCTGCACCATAACATAATGCATAAATAAATGTCTTTGCTTGCGACCTATCATTTAATCCAGCCATCTTCATGTTAGCTGTATGTACATCACCATTAAGAACTTCTTCAATGAATGCTTTGTCTTTCATGTAAGAAGCCAAGACACGTAGCTCTAAGCCTGAAGCATCTGTACCTACTAACTTATGAGTATGGGGATTACTAACGGTCCAAAGCTCACGACACTCAGTACCATAGGGAGAGTAAGAGGCTGGCACTTGAGCCATATTAGGACTGTTGTGTGCCATTCTTCCTGTGATTGTTTTGAGTGTCATTACTTTTCCATGAACTCTGCCTTCATCCCCACACTTTTCTATCCAAGATCGAATCTGGGCTATACGCTTTTGCAAGAGCAAATAGCGACTAAACATTCTAGCCTCGTCCATGTCAATCTTGGAGAGAACATCATCGTTGACTATAATATTTCCCTTCTCTGTATATGTCTCAGGCTTCCATCCTTTCTCTTGTAAGACAGCAGCTATTTGCTGACGAGAACCTATATTAAAAGGAATATATTTTGTCTTAGTCTTTAGCTCTACCTTGGTAGGTGGAACCATCTCTTGTGCTGTATCACTTAATTCATTAGCCTCATCCTCTAGACAACCCAAGAGTGATTGTCCTTTGCGAAGATTGAAAGCAAAGCCATTGCGTTCTTGCTGATCAATGATAGCACGTACCTTATACTCAAGATGTTTAGATTTAGAAGAAAAACTTTTACCCTCATCTTCTAAAACTTTATACAATCGTGAGGTAATATTAACATCTTGTTTACAATACTCTAACATCTCTGGAGAGTAGTACTCAAAACTATCTACATCTCCTTTAGGCATTTTTAGTTTATCTCCCCATGCTTTAAGAGAATGTCCTTCAGAACGAATAGGATTATAAAGTTGGGACATGATTAGAGTATCTTCTATTTGATTGAGTTGTATATTCATACCTAGTAATTTGTTTAACCAGTACCCATCAAAGTTAATACCATTGTGCATGATCAGCTTATCATATTTAGCTGACCAAGACACAAAATCTTTGCACTTATCTTCTTCCCAGGTAAAGGTTTCTTGTGTGTCTATATCTTTAGCTACTATACAGTGTAACTTAGTAGCATCTAAACCATCTGTTTCGATATCTACCACACACTTCGACATTAGAAAGGCACCTCCTCATCTGTTGTAGTTTCTACATCAAAAGGATTATCTATCTGACTCATCCTTCCTGTCTCTTTGTCATAGTAAAGGTAAGAAGCAATGCCAACGTCACCTGTGTATCTGTTCTTCAAGATACGAAGGACAGTAGTGTTAGCCTCTACCTCATCAGTTGCTTGTTGATTTCTTTCCAAGCCAATGCAACTGTCACTAAGATGTGCAATACTAGCACTTCCTCTGAGGTGTGACAAGGTAATTTCTTTACCATTCTCATGCCCAGTATCACCTGATGGTCTACGCAAGTGAGATACCAAGAGCAATCCACATCCTGTTTCTTCCACAAGACTACGAAGCTTAGTCATTAGAATATCTATTGACTTACGTTCATCACCGAATTGTTCTTGACCTGATACCAAGATAGACAAGTGATCAAGAATAATCCAACGACACTCAAGAGCCTTTGCCATGAACCTGACTCGATTAAGTATCTCATCGTTACCTATCGAACCAAAGTGATCAAAGGCAAAGAACCTGCCTGTACCTAGCGTATCTTTCTGAAACTTGAGTAGGTCTTTCTTATCAAACTGATCTCGTACTTCCTTGATGTACAGCCTAGCATTAGCTTCCACTGCCATGATGTTAAAGGCTGTAGACCTGATGCTTTCTTCCATAGCCAAGACACCAATGTTATCCTTGGTGCTTTTCAAGAGATGATGCATCAACTCTCTGATGATACTAGACTTACCCATGCCAGCACCACTGGTAAAGGTTACAAGCTCTCCTGTCCTCATGCCATAGGTCTTATCATTCAGACCAGACCAAGGATAGAGACACGTTTCAAAGTGTGCTTCATCATACAAAGAATCTTGTAAAGAATCTAGATTGATAATACCTGCTGGTGTAAATGGTTTAGCATTCCACCATTCTTCTGTAAACTTCTGACGCTTATTCATCTTGAGATATTCATTGGCATCTTTGTATTCAAGATGAATGATGCGACACTTGTTAGGCTCAAAGAGTTGAGCTACTTTCTCTGCTGCTTCCTTTCCAGGCTTATCAGAGTCGAAGCAGAGAACAACATTCTCAAAGCTGTTAAGATACTCAAACGCACTCTTGCAATCACGCAGAGCAGCTTGCGCCCCTGACTTGATAGATACTGTAGGCCACTTCGATCCAAGCAATTCATAAGCAGACATAGCATCTAGCTCACCTTCACATACAGTTACATACTTTCCTCTGGGTGTGAAGATATCTTGACCAAAGAGACCTGCATTCTGAATGTTACCCTCAGACCAATACTTTTTACCTTCTACTTGCTTGACCTTGTTGCCTACATATTCTCCTTTTGAATCATAATACTGATAGATGTGATGAGTAATTGTATTACCGTTAGTCTTTACAAAGGTATTAAACTTCTTACACGTAGCCTTACTAATCTTACGATCATCAATTCCTTTTAGTTCTCCTACTGTAAAGCCTTCTTTTATATTCTGCATAGGTACAACCACTTGATCAGTTCCTTCTTTAAAATGTGTATCACAAGAAAAGCAATGAGAGTATCCTTCTGAGTGGCTAACATTAGCATCGCTAGACCCACACTCAGGACACGCTCCTCGTTCTAACCATTTACCAGACATATTTAATTCCTAATAATAGACTCACCAAAATAATTTGTAAGTACTGTTCTAGTATGAGACTCTTGAGGTGCAGTAGCATATGGATATGTCCATACAACTTTACCATCTTCTTTAGCACAAAGTATTCCTCCTTTCTTTTTGTTAAATTTAAAATGAGCATCATAGTTTAATGCTTGTATTAAGATAACTTTATTTATTATATCTTCAATCAAAGTCTTGCAAAGCCTGTTCATATAATGTTTCAGCGAACTCAATCTTGTCGCTCATGATTTCTTTTGTTTCTTGTCTGGCTAACTTCTTAGCTTCTTTATTATCATATCCTTCTTGTTTGTATTGTCTAGTCAGAGATCGAAAGACCTGTCGCTCTTCCTTATCCCATAAATTTTTAGTCATCTTCTTTATCCTCATTGTCATTGTTAGGTAAGTTAGGAAAGTAATCTTTAACAAATTGAATTATCTCTGCTTGTCTGTGTGGATCATATCCATTCTCAACCATGAAAGAAAACAAAGTATAAACACAGTCTTCCCATTCTTCTTCAGAAACCTCACAGTAGATTACCTGATCTCTTTCTTCTATCGTTGCCTTGATAGAAACAAAATCAAACACCTTGCAAAAACTATCTTCAGTCATTTCAAATCTAACTCTGTTTGATTTTTATCTGGTTCATCTTCACTCCAACTACTATCAGCAAGATGTTTTATTCTTTGATGAGCTTTCTGTAACTGTTCTTGTAATTCTTTTACATTTTTTTGTAAGATATTATTTTCTCTTAATAGATCATCTGTATAACCCATGTTAGGTACTCCAGTATATAGTAAGTCTTTAATTCTACCCATATCAACCTCTCTTTAAACGAATAGTATCACAGATTTTTATGCTAGTCAACATAGAAAATATGTTTTCCTATTTGTTGTAGTCTTTCCATGTTGTTAGCCCAGAAGGGAGACACGTAACTAGCATGATAATGCGTGGCACCCAGGGTAGACATAAGAGTAACACCATCTAAAGCTAAAGCAGATACTTGATAAGCTGTGTCTAAAGCTTCTTTCTCAACAGATGACCATTCTTTTTTACCATCACAGTAATAACTGAACGCACACTTATGTCTTATTATATTTCCTTTCCAATATTTACCAGCATGTACAACTTTACATATTGTATTAGGAAACTGTGCAAGATTAGCACGTTCAATTATTACATTGGCTACGGCTAACTGACCTGTAAAAGATTCAGATCGAGCCTCATGATAGACTGCCTCTACTAAACAGTCTAATTGTTTATCCTCTTTAGCATAAGCCAGAGAAGAAAAGAAAATCATACCTAATATTATAATGAATTTTATGCACGCCATGCTCCTATCTCCAGTCCTATTCTTTCTCTTTGTAAGGATTGTAAGTCGTTGATTATGTTGTTTAAATCAGAAACACTTTTCTTTCTCATGTCTTCAATAATTTTTTTCTTTCCTTTCACATCACAGTTTTCATTTACTATACTTAATGTATTAGATACATCTTGTAAGGAGTGTATTAAATTAGTAAGGTTCATATTAACCTCCTATATAAAACCTATTAGGTATTCAATTAACATAGCCAATAAATCTACCATAAGAATCTCCTTAATGTAATCGCCATACATGAATATTATTTTCTTCCTGATCTTCAGGGTCCATATTCCATAGTAACTCTAGTAACTTACATGCATCTTCCTTTGAAGAAAATACCTCAAGCTTATTTCCAACAGCATTAGGAAGAGCATGTAAGTTTTCTAGTGTAGGTTCTCCTTCAATCTGTACTATAATAAACATCTTTAGACCTACATTTTCTTTTATTATCTTCTTTCTTTTTATCAGTTACTACTTGATGCTTTCTTCTTTGTTCCCAATAAGGGTCACGAAAACTAATATGCTCTACCTTCCTACGCCTATTAGTTAAATACTTTAAGGGAATCGAGGTACTGATGGTATTCATGTTCCCACTCCTCTAGTTCGTTGTTTAATATTTTATTACAATCTCTTACTGATACATCTGTAATAGATGTTGCGTCACTATGTCGCAGGATAATACTATCCAAAGATTCCCCACATACAGTATCATCTGATAAGTTTATCTGTATGTGATCATGAAACTTAAACATATTACTCTCCTATGGTTTATATATTATATCACATTTACTAAAGAAGCGCAATCACCTACCTTGAAAAGCAGATAGATGATTCTTGAACATCTTGATCTTCATAATCAGTAATGAAAGAAAGCATGATAGAGCTTACAACTTCTCTATATTCTACTTGAGAATACTTAATGATGTCAACCTCTTTAATAAGGTCAATCATTCTAAGCGTGTCTGCTAAAGGCACTTCTGATTTCCACATATGATTACTCCTCTGTTTCTGAATCAACAACACGTAGACAATATAAAGCATTAGTTCTCATGGCGCTCCTCAAGGTACATTGTACTTCTCCTTTCTCTATTTGTCCAGCAGCATGAATCTTAATAGCATCCTCGAAGTAAGACCAACGACCAAGCCGAATGTGCTTGCCAATCAGTTGGTTGATCTCTTCTGTTCGATAAGTATTATACCCTCGACCTACTGGATACACAGGGTTATTAACTTTTTTCTTTTTCTTTTTATAAGACTTAACAGATGCTCTCCAAGTCTCTACATCTTTGGGATCATATAGATATGCAGTGACATTTCTTTGGATAGGATGAGGAAAAGTATCAACAGGTTTTAATCGATGAGAGCGCCTTGCTTTTGTAACAGCAGATGCAGTGATGTTATACATCTTACTAATTTCTGTACTTGTCAGAGTAACAGTAGGCATGATAGTAGGTACGTTAATAATTTCTTCTTGCTCTTTCCATATCTTCATGAAACTAAACATATTCTTTCTCCTAATGTTGGGATAAGTGTACAACTTGTTGACGTTGTATAGTAAGCTGACTGAAACATCCAGCCTTACAAGTATCGCAATGTCCTTTCAGTTTCTTGTGCGTCTTGGGACATAGAAATACTTTCTTCTCAGTGGCTGGACTATGTGTCAATGTATCATCTCCATAGTACATGATATTCCAGCCAGTATCTTCCAGCATCTTCCATTCTTCTGTAGTATTAGATGGATCAACACTGGCATTGATGGCAATGTTCTTGATAGGAAACAGTACATCTTCTATCAAAGTCTTGAGATGAGGATCACTCCATGCTCTAGTAGGCACCCACCATGCTGTATCAGGATTATCCTCTACCATTTCCTTGACCTTGAATACATCTGCTATGTTAGCAAACGCTTCGCCTCTAGTCTTGAGACGTACTCGCTTGGTTTGCTTACGCTTACGTTGAAGAAAAGGTTTGACAGAAAAAGGATCAAGGTTCTGCCAGATACCTTCTATCCTATCATCTCTGTCATGCATCTTAGGATATACTTTATATAACTTATTATTAAAACAAGTAGCGGCACAAAACTTTGTCTTGTGTACGCATGATCCTTGATGGTTCAAGGTATCATTGATGGGTCGATCAGTGGCGAACTGTCCTATGTCCTCACACCAGCGAAACAGATCAGCAAGCTCTTTGTTCGTAGTCAT